ACTCACCACCGACCAACTGCCGGCGGTACTGAGCGACCTAACCCAACTGCAAAACTTGGCGCATCAGATCTACAACATTACCCATAGCCTAGAAAAACAAGGCCTGCATTGGCTCACCCATTACCAACCAGAACAGGTGAACCAACTTTTAATCACTCAGAAAACCGCCCTTGGGTTGATTGCGGCGTAAAACCTGCGCAGGAAGTTTAACCAGACTTGGTTAAAATAGGGTATTCAAAACAAAGGATACCCTATGCCAGCCGCTAGCCGATTAAACGACCCCTGCACCGGACACGGATGCTTTCCACCGCGTAACAACATAGCCGCCTCAAGTGATGTCATTATCAACGGGAAAGGCGCGCATCGTGAAGGTGATGGCTGGGAGTCGCACTGCTGTGGACCAAAATGCCACGCCGGCACCACGGCCAGCGGATCGCCTAATGTGTTTGTCAACGGTAAAGCCAAGGCGCGTATTGGTGACCCGGTGGATTGCGGCTCCGCTATCGCCGCGGGCTCAAACAATGTCTTCATCAACGAAGAGGGGGGCAGGGCTTCTGCCGCCATTCAAAAAGCCTTATCCAATATTTAATCGTCTAAAACCTGCGCAGGCTTTTTTTTCTCTCGTGACCTAAGATGCAGTCATCTAACTACTATAGGTGACCTATGCAACGATTCATTATGGAGCGATTTTGCGACCATCAAACCATGGGTGTTTTTTCTCGTTTGTTGATTGGTGGACAAGAGATTGGCTTTACTTGTGAGCAGCCTTGGAACGATAACCAGCCTTTTAAGAGCTGCGTGCCGGCTGGTGATTACCAACTTATCCCTTATCATTCTCAAAAGTACGGCAAAACCTTTGCGCTTAAAAATTTATCACTTGGTGTAGGGGTTGTGAAAGGAGAGGCGCAACGCTATGCCTGCTTAATCCATTCTGCCAATGTGGCAAAACAGCTCCAAGGCTGCATCGCGCCCGGTGAACAATTGGGCGCCATAGCGGGTGACTGGGCGGTTATCGCATCGGCAAAAGCCACCAAGCAGCTTTTGGAGCGCATGACTGAGCGTGACACATTAACAATTATTTGGAAAGGCCACCCATGAATTTATCAAACGCATTTAAAAACATTGTGGGTGCGGTTGCGCCTGTATTAGGCACAGCATTAGGCGGACCCATGGGCGGTGCGGCCGCCAAGTCTATTGCTACCGCTTTACTAGGCAAGCCGGACGCGACTGAAACCGAACTGGAGCAGGCGGTTAAAAACGCCACGCCTGAGCAATTAGCTCAACTTAAAAAACTTGACCATGATTTCAAAATACGTATGGAGGAGTTGGGGTTAGATCTTGAGCGTATTAATCAACAGGCTGTGGCCGATGCGCGCGCGCGTGAAATTGCCGTTAAAGATAAAATTCCTGCGATCTTGGCGATCGGGGTAACCTTGGGCTACTTTGGCGTACTGGGTTACATCTTGAACTTTGGTTTACCACCGAACGGCGGTGATGCGTTACTGGTTATGCTTGGCGCATTGGGCGGCGCATGGGGCGCTGTCATAACCTATTATTTTGGTTCTAGCGCAGGGTCAGCCAAGAAAAATGAAATGTTGCGAGGTAAGGCATGAGTGAAGAACGCTTTTTAAAAATCGAAAACAAATTATCCACCCATGACAGAGATATTCACTCGATTGCACAATCACTTGACGGCATTAACTCACACATGGAGCGTGCCAACCAACTTTTACAAGAATCAATTTTAAAAGATGAGCGAATGAATAGCCGAATGGAGAAGATGGAAACCCATTTATCCAGTCAAATCAAGGCCAATAATGAGGCCATTAAGCGCGCCCACGTTCGTACCGATAAAATTGACGGCATCATTAACCGCCTAGCTTGGACAGTTATTAGCCTTGTGTTGGTAGCTTTGGTTGGTCTGGTTGTAAAAGTGGGGATTTAAGCATGGCATACACCCAAACCGATTTAGATAGTGTCAAGCAAGCGATACTTGACCTTGCAACCGGCCAGCGCGTTACCGAGGTGATGGTGGACGGCCAGCGCGTGCGCTATTCAGAAACTGATCTCAGCCAGCTTAAGCAGCTTAAAACAGAAATCGAATCTCAGCTTGCGCAAAATCGGTACCGCTTTGTAACCGTCGTTCAAAAATCAAAAGGGCTGTAATATGTTTGGACTATTTGGCAAAAAACAACCGATTAACACCCCTGTAAAAGCTGAATTTGAAGGCGCGCAACAAAAGCGCCGCCTGCTTAATTGGCAACCGGCCAATATTGGCCCTAAGCGCCAAAGCGTACATCACAATACGTTGCGCCGTCGTGCACGTGATCTTTACCGAAACAACGCGATTGCGCGTGCCGCCATTGACAAGTTGGTGGCCGATTATTTGAGCGGCGGGGTCGGGTGTCGTCCGAATGCTGAATTACGCCAAAACCTACGCGAAAAACTGGTCAATCTCTGGGAAGACTGGGCGCAAGACTGTGACTTTGACGGCCTACATGATTTTTACGGCATCCAAGCCGCCGCCTTGCGAGCCATGTTGATTGATGGCGAAGTACTTTTGCTGATTGAAACGGACGCCACGGGCGAGCAGCCGTTTAAACTGCGCCTGCTCGAAGCGGATCACCTGCCATTTACCAGTGATGTCAATAAAAACATCATTGACGGTATTGAATTTGACGCGCAAGGCAAAAAAACCGCCTACCACCTCTATCCAAAACACCCGGGCGATGACAGCAATATGAGCACCGTTCGGATTCCGGCCGAGCGGGTTATCCATCTGTTTCAAGCGAAACGCCCTGGGCAAATTCGTGGCGAATCCGCGTTAACACCGGTACTGGTTCGCCTAAAAGCGTTAGACGAATTTGACGATGCCGTTTTAGAGCGTCAGCGGATTGCCAATTTGTTCGTTGGATTCATTCGCAAACCCGAAATTGGTTTTAATAATGGCGAAGAAGTTGACGATGAGCCGCCCATGTTGAACATGGAGCCTGGCACCATGCAAGAACTGTTGCCTGGTGAGGATGTGTCGTTTGCAAACCCACCTAGTCAAGAAGGCTATGAAACCTTTACCCGTGAACAGTTGCGCCGTATTTCTGGTGCGTTGGGCATTCCGTATTTTTTATTAAGTGGCGATTACATTCAAGTGAACGATCGAACCGCGCGCGTGTCCATGACCGCTTACCGTCGTCAAGTCACCCAATTTGTGCAAGGCGTGTTTATTCCGATGTTGATGCGTCCGGTGCGTAAAGAGTTTATTCGCTTAAGTCTAGTTCGTGGTGATCTTCCTGCCAGCGTGGCGTTAAAAACCTTGCAAAAAACGGACTATATTGCGGAAAGCTGGGAATATATACACCCGGTCCAAGAAGTCGATGCTGAATTGGCAGCGATTAATGGCGGCCTAAAATCACGCAGTGAAAGCTTGCTTCAGCGTGGCCGCGATATTGAAGAGGTTGATGCCGTGCGCGCTAAAGAGCAAGCTCGTGAAAAAGAGCTGGGATTAAGTCGCGCTGTCGATAAAAAAGGGGCAAACAATGCCTGATTTTCACGCACAACTCGACCGTGCGCGCTTAAAAGTCGCCTTACACATTGGTAAGCTTTTGGTGCTTAACGGGGTTGAGATTAGGGCACCCATTGTTACCGATCAAGCCGGTGCCAAAATGGGCGGTTATCGCCGCCAAGGCTTGGATGAAAAAATCCTACTGCTCACCGAAACGCAAGCGCAAGGCATTGAAAAAGGCATGACGTTATTGGATGGCGCCATCACTTACACGTTAGTTCAAGATCCGCAACCGCGCAAAGATGGCTTTTATGAAGTCGCACTAAGAGAGGTTAGCGCTTAATGGAACTGTATTTTGATTTAGATAAGGTCAATATAGACAAGGCCCTGTCCGAAACCGCAATTAAAGCCGCTTGGCGGCGCACCTTAAACAAGTTCGCGCGTCACATTAGTGCAAAAGTAGCTAAAACACTCGCCCCTCAAGCGGACGTTACTCAGCGCGCAATTAAACAGCGGCTAAAAACCTTTCAGCGAAGAAACAGCGGATTTACTCAGGGTAAGTTATGGCTAGGGCTTAACCCTTTGGCGGCGCACCATGTGGGCACATTGCGCCAATTAAAAGGGACAGGGGTAAAGGTTAGAGGCCACCATCTCCCCAAGTCTTTTTTAGCCAAAAGGCAAAATACCGGAAAAACCATGGCGTTTGAGCGTTCCACCCAAAGCCGGTATCCGATAAAAATCAGCCGAATTGAGTGGAGTGAATCGGCGGAACAGGCGTTTCAAAACGCCATGCTAGGCGCACAACCGGAGCTTATGCGCCGCTACCAACAAGAACTCAATTATGAACTTCTAAAAGCCACGGGGCAATTATGATAGACCAACTGCACCAAGCGATTATTGACCACCTTACCAGCCAATTGCAGGGCATTGAAGTATTGGATTATGCGCCAATCACCAAACGCACCGCTTTGCCGTGCGCGCGCTTAAACCTTGAACAAATCACCCCAAACAGCAAACAGCCTGGTAACGGACAAACGAGCTTAAATTGTCGGTTTAATTTGTTTTTAGTCGCGGTGCCTGAGGTTGATCAGGCTGAAATTAGTTTGCAAAGTTTAGCCGCCTTGGCAATACACGCGCTACACAAACCCGTCAGACTTATTCCATCCGCCACCTCAACCATTCGGGTTGAAGAGGCCGGCCCCAACGGTTACGACCCTGCCTTTGACGGCTTTTTGGTTTGGCAGGTGGACTTTGTCATCACACTACTTGTCGGTGACGTGACCAGCTGGATAGTGCCTGGCCTGCCACCCGCACAAATCCTGCTCAATGACGATTACAGCACCGAATCAGCGCCACTTGAAGAGTATGAGGTTATCGCGTGATTAGTACCACCGACTTAATGCAAATTCGCGAACTGGTTCGACGCATGGAAAACCTGTTACGCACCGCCACCGTGATTGAGGTTGATACCGACAATGCGCGGTTAAAAGTGCGCTATGCAGATCAAACACAAAGCGGCTGGCTGCCCTGGTTTAGCCAGCGAGCCGGAGATAGCATCACCTGGCATGCGCCGGATATTGGTGAACGGGTTATGATACTCAGCCCCAGCGGCGAGCCCACTAGCGCGGTGGTGCTTACCGGACTGTACTCAGACGAACGGCCAGCGCCATCAACCGAGCATGACCTGCATTTAATACAATACCCGAATGGTGATTATTATCAACACCATCGTGGCACAGGCGATACACATACTCAAATCAGCGGTGTGCACCATGTGCATTACAATGAAAACAATGGTTACTATCATGACACGCAAGGCAATGTTCATCAAAAAATCAGCGGGGTTCATCATATTGAATACGCCGATGGCAGTTTTATTCAGCACGATACCAGTGGTAATTTAACCATTCACGCCACCGGCAACATCGTTATTAATGCCGCTGGTGAAATGGTGCTCAAAGCCGCTAAGATTTACGAGAACTAGGCATGGCGTTTATTTGGACACCCGAACCGGCTGAGCCTTTATTTGAAGGCTTGGAGAGTGAACAAAACCTGAGCCTAGCAGTCAGTGTAGCCGGTGACCTAGAAGCCATCCCACCCTCAACCCCTAAAATCACCCATTGGGTTTTAAGCGGTTCGGAAACGCTAGCCAGCAAAGCGCAAGTCACACAAACTGACAGCGATTTAACCCTATACTTTGACAACCTTGACGGCGCGTTGCCGATTTTAACGATTGATTATTTGTTCCCCACGAGCAGTGAAGTCTTTAGCGTCACCAACTGGGGTGATTTGCCCAGCATCCCCATCCAATTGGTTAATTATCGCAAAGACGCGAACAGTCCAAAAATCCTCACCCTTAGCATTAGCGCCACAGACGATACCGGGATGAGCGAAACCGTGGAGTATCAAATCATTGTGCAAGGCGATTACACGCCCGGCAAAAACGCGTTAATCGAAGTGCTGAATCGTTAAAACCTGCGCAGGCTTTTTAGTTTCAGCTTTGGCAAACTAACTCCAGTTTAAACCCAACTGGAGAAATAACCCATGTCAGAACAATTTTTACACGGCGTTGAAGTTATTGAAATGCAGGGCGGCGTTCGCCCAATTCAAACCGTCAAATCCTCCGTTATCGGCTTAGTCGGCACTGCGCCGGATGCTGACGCAACTGCTTTCCCACTTAATACACCGGTACTCATTGCCGGATCACGCCTTGAAGCCGCTAAGCTTGGCGATTCAGGCACGCTACCTAGCGCAATCGACGGCATTTTTGACCAAGCCGGCGCGATGGTGGTGGTGATTCGTGTAGACGAAAATGTAGACCATGCCACCACTGTGAGTCACGTTATTGGCGGTGTAGACAGTGCTACTGGTCAGCAAATGGGCTTGCAAGCTTTGTTAGCTGCTGAATCAACCCTTGGTGTTACCCCACGTATTTTAATTGCCCCTGGCTTTACTGGCTTTGTGACCCGCGATGTTAATGACGCCATCACCGGCGCACCGGTCACTTCAGAAATGGTTGGCATTGCTGAACGCTTGCGTGCCGTCATTATTGCAGACGGCCCCAACACGAATGACATTGATGCCATTGCTTACCGTGACCTGTTTGGCTCAGAGCGCGTTTATGTTGTTGACCCATGGGTTAAGGTTTGGGATACCGAGGCCAATGCCGAAGCGATTCAAGCTCCTTCCGCACGCGTGGCAGGCTTGATCGCGAAATCTGACAACGAGCGGGGTTTCTGGTGGTCACCCTCTAACCTAAATATCAACGGCATTATTGGTGTTACTCGCGCGATCGACTTTACGCTTGGCGATGCCAATGCGCGTGCTAACTACTTAAACGAAAACGAAGTCGCCACGATTATCCGCAAAGACGGTTATCGCTTGTGGGGTAACCGGACTTGCGCTGCTGATCCAAAATGGATGTTCTTATCGGTGCGCCGTACAGCCGACATGATTAACGACAGCTTGTTGCGCGCTCACATGTGGGCGGTTGATCGCAACATCAGCAAAACCTATGTGCAAGACGTGACCGACGGTGTAAATGCTTATTTGCGCCACTTAACCGCGATTGGCGCGATTTTGGGTGGCAAATGCTGGGCAGACCCAGAACTGAATACGCCGACACAAGTGATGCAAGGCAAGGTGTATTTTGACTTTGACTTTACCCCACCGTACCCAGCTGAACATATTACTTTCCGCTCGCACATGATTAATGATTACATTGAAGAGGTGTTTAAATGATCCCGCAAATTTTAGAAAACTTTAACCTGTTTGTTGATGGTCGTGGCTATGTTGGCAAAGCCAATGAAGTTGAACTGCCAAAACTGACGCGTAAAATGCGCGAATACCGTGGCGCTGGCATGTCAGGCCCAATTGAGCTCGACATGGGCATGGAAAAGCTGACCTGTTCGTTTACACTTGAAGAATATGATGCGGACGTTTTACGTCAGTTTGGCGTTCAAAACAAAGGTCAAGTCCCTTTACGCATGATGGGCAGCGTGATTCGTCAAGACGGATCTGAGCCTGAGCCGGTTGAAGTGTCTTTAAGTGGTCGCTGGACTGAGGTTGATATGGGTAAATGGAAGGGCGGTGAAGAAGCGCCAATGAAAATTGCCGTGACCCTTGACTACTACAAGCTAAGCGTGAACGGATCAGATGAAATCGAGATTGACCTAGTCAATATGGTTGAAATGGTCGGTGGCGTTGATCGCTTGGCGCAAACCCGTGCCAACATCGGATTGTAAATACTAAGTGCAGGCCACCAGGCCTGCTAGATTAATAAAAGGACAGGATTATGAAAAATTACATCGCTAACCAAGCTTTTGTTTTAAACCACACGCGTTACGACAAGGGTGTAACCGTTGCGCTAACCGATAAACAGGCCACTGATTTAGTATCGAGCGGCAAAATCAGCCTGGAAAAACCTGTTGAACCGGTAAAGCCAGCAGCAAAAGCCGCGCCAAAAAACACCAAAACTGAGCAAAAAGAGGGCAACGCATGAGCCAGACAGTAAAACTGCAATACCCTGTCACGCTTGATGGCAAGGTGCACGATGAACTCACTTTGCGCCGCCCAAAAGTGCGCGATTTAATGGTGGCGGAAAAGCAAAAAAATGATGCAGAGCGTGAAATGACCCTGCTGTCAAACTTGTGTGAGGTGTCGCCTGAGTTAA